TTCTTTATATTCTTGACTGTCCATTATTTGCTTGAGTTTTAATCTATATAAATGTGGATACCACGTTTGTGTAAATCCTTCACTCGCACGATTAACATCTTCAACAACATAAAATCTTTTAAGTGCTACAGCATGATCGTTTAACGCATATTCATCTTTTAAATGAGGCAGTTCAATAACATCTCCGGACATAATTTTTCGTCCTAGCGATTTTACGCTACTTCTAATATGAATAGTAAGCATTAACGTATCATTCTGTAAAAATAGTCCAAATTGACTAAGATCAAAATCTACGTCTTGTACATTGTATATACCTCGCATAGTATATACATCTTGATCGTATTTTCTATCTCTATTTTCTAAAAATAACAAATCTTGTATGTTAGTTTCTTTAACTGCATCATATTGCGGGCGATCAGCGGTTGCGTCTGCTGTATCTGGATTATCTGGTCCTAAATATTTGTGAATAAACAGATCAGTTCCGCCAACAGTAAACATCTCTAGAATCTGTCTATCTAGGAATTCAAAATCTTTACCACGTTCGGGTTTATATAAGCTAAGTCTCGGCATACAAGTATTTATCGGAACGATAAATACTACGAGGAGAACTTTATGGCTGACCTACAAACACAACGACAAGAAGTATTTGATTACGTGCATACAATGCTTGGTGGAGGCATGATTGATGTAGAACTTGATCCTATTCATTATAATACTGCATTAGACAAAGCGTTATCAAGGTTTAGGCAACGTTCCGACAACTCAGTTGAAGAATCATATGTTTTTTTACCTACAGTAATTGATCAAAATGAATATATTCTTCCAAGTGAAGTAATTGAAGTAAGAAAGATACATAGGCGTTCAATTGGTTCTAGAAGCGGTGGCGGAGAAGGAGGTTCTCTTTTTGAACCGTTTAACCTAGCGTATACAAATAGTTATCTGCTATCAAGTTCAAGCATGGGCGGATTAGCAACTTATGAGATGTTTGCTGGATACCAAGAAATGGTTGGACGTATGTTTGGATCATTTATAGAATTTAAATGGAATACTGCAAACAAAAAACTTACACTATTACAACGACCACGAGCAGAAGAAAATTTGTTACTGTTATGTTATAATTATAGACCAAATAGTGAATTACTTAAAGATTACCTAGCAAGACAATGGTTAAAAGATTACACCCTTGCTACTTGCAAGTTTATGTTAGGCGAAGCTCGTAGTAAATTTGCAACAATTGCAGGACCACAAGGCGGTAGTCAATTGAACGGTGACACTCTTAAACAAGAAGCACAAGCTGAACTAGAAAAACTGGAAACAGAAGTAGCGTCACAGATTACAGGCGGAGTTGGCTACAGCTTTGTCATTGGATAAAAACACTTGACATTTTAATATTTTTATTGTATAATAGTTATTATATACAGTAAAGGTGACCTCAACTTGTTTAAATATCAAATTACCCCTGCGTTTTCAACACCAATTGTAAGTGTTAACATTGGTCAAATTGACGTAATGACATTAGCTTGGGTTAAAAATTTAACATACCCAACTCAAGGAGTTGCTTGTACAGGTAATGATGATCATTTACCAATAAACGAACGAGGCTTTGATATTATCAATGCACCTCCACTTACTTCTCTTAAGAAAAAAATTAAAGAAGCAGTAGATTATTATGCATACACTATATTAGATGTCGATACTAGTACTAACTTTGCTTTTACTTCAAGTTGGATTAATAGATTAGAGAAACACGAAGATATACCTAAACATATCCACAAAAATAGTATTATATCAGGAGTGTATTATATAGACGTAACTCCTAATTCAGCACCTATTACCCTTCATAAAAATATAACACATTTAAATACTTGGCCTGCATCTACAACGCCTGCATCAGCAGGAGTAAATTGGAATCAATTTAATACTGATGCGTATACATTTAATCCAGTTAACGGCTTAGCTATCTTATTCCCAAGTCACTTAGAACATTCTGTAGCGGCTAGTAATGAGGATACTTATAGATACGGTCTTGCATTTAATATGTTTGCAACCGGAACACTTATAGGCGATGCTGGACCAGCCTCTCGTTGCACTATTACAGGAGTAACTTTATGATTATTGGCATATGCGGTCTAATAGGTAGTGGCAAAGACACTATTGCAGATTACTTAATTAAACGACACAACTTTCAAAAACTTAGTTTTGCAGATAAATTAAAAGATAGTGTAGCAACTATGTTTGATTGGGATCGAAGTCTATTAGATGGTAAAACAGATCAAAGTAGGCAATGGCGAGAAGAAATAGACAAATATTGGTCTAACGAAACAGGTGAAGAAATAACTCCAAGGTTAGTATTACAACTATTTGGTACTGAATGTATGCGTAATGGTTTTTATGACGGTATATGGGTTAGTCTAACCAAAAAGAAAATATTAGATAATCCAATGCAGAATTTTGTTATTCCAGATGTACGATTTCCTAACGAAGCTAAAATGATATACGGAATAAACGGACAAGTTTGGCGTATCAAAAGAGGCGAAGATCCAGACTGGTTTAGCGAATATCAAACACTAGGTGTAGAACCTAAAGAAGTACACCCTAGCGAATGGGCCTGGGCAAACACTAAATTTACATATATTTTAGAGAATAACAAAACTATAACTGAACTTAGAAATCAGGTAAAAGATCACCTTGTTTCCAACGAACTCCCTCTTTTTGCATAATACGTTGACAGTTGGCACACACTGTCTTTAAATTATTAAACTGACAGTTATCTAACGAACCGTCTATATGAAAAACATTAAACTGTTCCTTATGTAAACTATTAAAATTACATTTTTCACAATAGTCTTTCTTTTCGTATCCTACACGTTTCCATTTAGGAATACCGTGCCCTGTGCCGCCGTGCTTAGTACAGGTTTCGCACTTGCGTCGATAGAAAGTTTTGTTGTTTTTCTTATAATTTATTGCCGCAGGACGTAGTCCACATACACATAAAGGTCTCATATTGTATTTACCTACCCTTTACCTACCCTTTATCTAAGTGTCTTCCTAGGGTTTTTTATTTAATTAATATAAATACATATAGAATAGACAATTCCAACAGGAGACAAAAAAATGGCATTAGTATCACCCGGCGTACAAGTAAGCGTTATAGACGAGAGTTTTTATACTCCAGCTGAACCAGGAACAACACCTATGATATTTGTTGTAAGTGCTCAAGATAAAGCAAACGCATCAGGTACAGGAACAGCAACAGGAACAACATTAGCAAATGCAGGAAAACCATTCTTGTTAACATCTCAAAGAGATTTAGCTGATACATTTGGCGATCCAGTATTTGAAACAGACGCAAGTAACAATGCAGTGCATGCAGGAGAGCTTAATGAATATGGACTACAAGCAGCTTATTCATACTTAGGTATTAGTAATGCTGTTTATGTAGCTAGAGCAGCAATTAACACTACTCAGTTAAAACCTTCAGCAACGGCTCCGGCGTCTAATCCAGCAGCTGGCACATATTGGTTTGATACTTCAATTACAAAATTTGGTCTTCAAGTTTGGAATTCAGCAGCAGTTACAGTAACTGGCGGACAGAGTTTTACTAATAAAATTCCAAGTGTAATTACTAGCGTTGCATACGTTACTGGTTCTTTAGAATCACCAGGAGCTCCTAAAACATCTTACGGTACAATTGGCGACTACGCAATTGTTGCTCTTACAACACTTAACACTATTTGGTACAAAACAGCAGGTAATGCCCCTGGTGTAACTCCAGGTACTTGGGTGCAATTAGGTAGCGAAGATTGGCTAAAGAGTTGGCCAACTGTACAAGGTTCAAAAGCTAACCCAACATTTTCAGGTAGCACAGCAATTACAATTAACGGAGTTTCAATTGCAATTGGATCATCAGATACGGTTACAACTATTACAGCAACAATTAACGGATTATCAATTCCAGGAGTTCTTGCAGCAGTTGTAAACAGCAAATTAGAAATTTACAGTGACGGTAACTCATCAGGAGCAGCAGATTCGACATACGGCGGTCCACTTATTATTGCTGGAGACGCTCCTACATTGGTATTACTAGGTATAACTGCTGGAACATATTATCCACCAGCTTTACAAGTTTCACCACATACATCAATTCCAGAATTTAAAACATCTGATACATACACTCGCCCAACAGGGAGTGTTTGGTTTAAAACAACCGAAGCTAACTTAGGCGCAAGATTTAGAGTAAAAGTATGGAACTCAGCAACATTACTATGGGACACAGTAGCAGCTCCGTTATATGCAACACACGAAGAAGCATTATATAAATTAGATAGAAGCGGTGGCGGTGCAGGACTTGCAGCTGGATCTTTATATGTACAAACTAACGTAGCAGGAGATGCTCAACCGTTAGGAACATATAAATTTTATAGAAGAAACGCTGCATCTCTTACTTCTATAACAAGTAAGAAAATAGTTGCAGCAACTATCACAGCAGGAACACGTACATTTACAGTAGCTTCAACTGATGCAGGACAAGCTGCATTTAATGATCCAGTTACAGTTTCGGCAGTGACTAACGGTACTATTACTGATGCAGACACAATTGCGGCGGCTATTACAGCAGCAAACATTGAAAGCGTTACAGCAGATGTTGATACACAAAACAGAATTACTATTACACATTCACAGTTTGGTGATATACGATTTGTAGATACCAGCGGTGTATTAACAGAAGCAGGATTTGCAGCATATATTAGTTCTACAAGTGGTACTCCAAATCTTTATTATGTAGCAGGAACAACCGGCGATACAAGTCCGTTACAGTTACAAGCAAGTCAATGGAAGCCATTAGTATATACTGCTAGTGATGATGAAGTTACTGCACTAACTGTACAAGACACAATATGGTTTAATTCAGTTGTTGATGAAGTTGATATGATGATTCATAACGGTAGTACATGGGTTGGTTACTTAGATTCAACAAGCCCATATTATAGTGCAGACGAAGCAGAACAAACTGATCCAGCAGGACCACTTGTTACAGCAAGCACTCCATTATTACAAAGCGATGGTACTGCACTTAAGAATGGTGATATATGGATTAGTACAGCTACTATTTCTACATATCCACAAATTTATGTTTTTAATGCAAACAAGTTAAACACTCCAATTGCTAATAGATGGGAGTTGCGTGATGCAGCTGACCAAACTACAGAAAACGGTGTACTATTTGCTGATGCTCGTTATGCATCAACTGGTGCATTATCAACAGCAAGCGATATTGATGTGTTATTAGAAAGTAACTTCTTAGACGTTGACGCTCCAGATCCAGCATTATATCCAAAAGGAATGTTGCTATGGAACTTACGTAGAAGCGGATTTAATGTTAAGCGTTTTGAACGTAATTGGGTTAACGTAAACGGCGACAATATTAGAATGAATGATGCGGCTATGGAAACTTACTATCCACACCGTTGGGTTACAGAGTCAGGAAACCAAGCAGACGGTTCTGGTAGTTTTGGTTCTAAAGCACAACGAAAGGTTGTTGTACAATCTTTACAGGCACTAGTTAGTAAAAATGATGAAATTAGAGATGATGAGTCAAGACTGTTTAACTTATTAGCTGCTCCAGGTTACCCAGAACTAATTGGTGAAATGGTTAGCTTAAACTATGATAGAGGACTAAGTGCATTTATTGTAGGAGATAGTCCAGCAACACTAACGTCAAACTCAACTGAACTTCAGGCATGGGCAACTAACACTGCACTAGCGCCAGAAGATAATGCAGATGGACTTGTAACAAGAGATGAATATATGGGAATGTTTTACCCATGGGGATTCACTAGTGATAACGCAGGAAACAACGTAGTTGTTCCACCAAGTCATATGATGCTAAGAACAATAGCATTAAGTGATCAAGTTAGCTATCCATGGTTTGCACCAGCAGGTATTAGACGAGGCGGCATTACTAATGCAACCTCAACAGGATTTGTTGATGCAGAAGGCGAATTTAACGTAGTTTCATTAAATGAAGGACAGCGTGATGTATTATATGCACAAAATGTTAATCCAATTACATTTATTACAGGATCAGGTTTAGTTGCATATGGTCAAAAAACTCGTGCAAGAGGCACTAGTGCTTTAGATAGAATTAACGTAGCACGTTTGGTTATTTACTTACGTAGTCAATTACAGAAACTAGCTAAACCTTATATCTTTGAGCCTAATGATAAGATTACACGAGATGAGATTAAAGGAGCCGCAGAGAGCTTACTACTAGAATTAGTAGGTCAAAGAGCACTCTATGATTTCTTAGTAGTTTGTGATGAATCAAATAATACTCCGAGTAGAATTGACCGTAATGAACTTTACTTAGATATAGCTATTGAACCAGTTAAGGCTGTGGAGTTTATTTACATTCCATTAAGACTTAAAAATACTGGTGAAATTGCAGGACTCTAATATGATAAATATAATTATAACAGGAGCAAACTAAATGTCTATATCAACACTATCAAAAATTACAGTCCCGTTAGCAAGTGGAGATTCCGCAAGCAATCAGGGTTTGTTAATGCCGAAACTACAATATCGATTTAGGGTGTCGTTAGAAAACTTTGGTGTAACTACTCCTACTACAGAATTAACTAAACAAGTAGTAGATGTAACAAAACCAAAAGTTGCTTTTGAACCAATTACAATCGATGTATACAACTCCAAAGCATACCTAGCAGGTAGACATACTTGGAGCCCAATTACACTTAACTTGCGTGAAGATGTTAATAACAACGTTCAGAAACTTGTTGGCGAACAACTTCAGAAGCAATTTGATTTTTATGAACAGTCAAGTGCCGCATCAGGACAAGATTACAAGTTTACAGCTAGAATTGAGATATTAGACGGTGGTAATGGTGCTAACACACCAAACGTACTAGAAACTTTTGAACTTTACGGTTGCTTTGTAACTAACGCTGATTACGGATCATTAGCTTATGCAAACAATGAGCCAATGGCAATTACACTTGAAATTCAATATGATAATGCAATACAATCACCGCAAGGTACTGGTATTGGTACAGCACTTGGACGTACAGTGAACACACTTATTACAGGTGGCGGCGTTTAATACATAATAAAATAATATATAACAAAAGGAGCGGAAACGCTTCTTTTTTTATGACTAAATTATCTACCCAGTTAATTT